CGGTGCCGGGGTAGGGGGGTGGGTCATGGTCGGTGTTTGTTAAGGTGCTGCATCAGCCTGCCCCCAGCCGCGAGCGCAAGGGGGGGGTCGGCGCGGCCAGCAGGCCAGGGCCAGCACCGGCGCGGCCAGCAGCCTGTGTGCAACTTACACGCGCCTGTGGATTGCTGGTTAGTGACTGCTTGCGCTCAATGCCGCATGGTTGCTGGAATCGGCTGATCGTTACCAAAAGCCTAATCGCTACATTGTCCATTATGTTAAGTTATTCCATGCCTGCACCAGTGCTTATGCACAGAAATGGCAGTTATCCACAGGCAATCCCATCTGACCTGTGGATAAGTAGTCACTTATTTGCCCTCGCCTGTGGATAACTCGGCCTCGATGACCTCGGCATGGCGCAGCGCGTCCATGCGCATTGAGCCGATGTTGATCTGGACCTGCGCCTGTTTGGCCCCGTAGACGCTCGGTTTCCACTTCTCAGCTAGCCACTGGCGCGTCTGGATGCGGACGCGAGCGTGCGCGGCGTGCTCGGGATCGGCGCTGTCCGCTATCGCCAGCGTCTCACAAGCCAACTCATCGGCTGCCTTGGCGCGCGCACGGGCGATCATATCATCGCGGTCATTTTCCTCGATCCATTTCTCAAGCGCCCTGCGCCCGATCCCAAGCTCATAGCAAATCGCTGAGATCGGCTTGCCAGCCTCGAACATGGCAAAGACCATGTCCTCTGGCAATTCCTCAAGCAGCTCGAGATCCCGCCGCATCTTTGGTCTTCCAGGCATGTTTTTAGCCCTTTCCAGAGGTTTTAACGCGCTCAAGTACCCAAGCCCAGCATCTGGCACAAAGTGCCTTAAATCGATTGATTGTGTCCATGCTTAAATTTCTCCGCTGTTTTGCTGTCGAACATTTTAGGTTCCTTCGATGGCGTTGACAGGTCCAGGTCGTTGACAAAATCATCAAAGCCCGTTTCACCTCCCAGCTTCTCCACCTTGACCACCACCGGGTCGAGCCTAGCGTACCTGATCTTGGCCTCGACCACTGCCTGGTTGATCTCAGCCTCAATCAGCAGCTCGATCTCCTCCATGGACCAGACGTGCTGCCCGGTAACGTCTGGCCGGTTCTCTCGGTACCAGGCCGCATCTTGCTTGGTGGCGACCACCACCATCAGCTTGCCATCTTTCCCGACATGCTCCACCGCGCCAACCGTTGGCCGCTGTGACACACCGACACCCACAGCCCAGGCCTCGAGCGCCTGGTAAGCCCTGACCATCCCGGCTGCCGACTTCTCGAGCTTCTCGCTGTCCCTGGCCTGACAAGCAGACCAGACACGCTGCTGTTGCTGCCAGAATTTCTCCCGAAACCCAGCATCAACTAAAGTACACAACCTGTCAGTCCCCCATTTCCGATCCTGATCCACCTTGATGCGATCAATCTCAGCCAGCCATGATGCCTGCCTGATATCAAAATCTGTTGCCGGGAAATCTGGCTTAATACCGCGACTGGGTATGCGACTTTTGACCTGCCCCGCTTGGTTCTGTTTTGCGCTCATCTTGCACCTCCAATCCATTAATCATCAAATCAATAATCACTACACCACAAACACCACACTACACACCACACTACAAACAACCCCTTATAGGGGTGTTTGTAGTGTTTGTAGTATGTGTAGCACTACAACTGCACTACATCTGTGGTGTTTGTAGTATTTGTAGTGGATAACATTGTCAGCCATTGCATGACTCACTCATCAACCAATGTGGCCATTTTCCCAGCCTTGAGCAGTGCCTCTGCCTCAAATACAGTGGTTACGTCCTTGCGGTTGGCCCACACCTTATCGTTCCTGATGGTCCCAAAGCCACTCTTTAAGATGTGATCCTTGGCTCTTAACCAGTACGTTGCCAAGTCTTTTGCGGACACATCGGACCCGATCATGGCCGTGAATTCGGCCTTCCACTGGTCCAAAGTGATGGTGTTTTTGCGCCCCTCTGGAGTATCCATAATGGATCCAAAGGTTTTAATTGCAACATTTAGTGACTTCTCGGCAATCTTCTGTTTTGCCCCAATTGGCTTGCCCTTTTGTGGCTTATTTTCTTCGGTGCTGTCCTTCATGTCGCCAACCTCGGACGCCTCAATCACTAGGCTGCTGCCGTTCTCCAGGCCCAGATCTGACCTGTCAATGTCCACCGTGATGGCCTCAAACCCGTACCTTTCACCTTGCTCGCCGTCCTTCTGTTTGGACAGAAATATCTGCCCTTTCATGGAGTCTGTGAACCTCAAGATCTCCATTTGCGTGTCCACGGCGGCCAGGAGTGAGCTATGCCCGCGCAGACCCTTACTAGTGTCCTTGCCTGCATGATGCAGCAACATGAGTGAGCACTTGTAGCGGTTCTGGATCTTGCCCAATGACTGGATATAGACCCCCATATCATCCGAATTATTTTCATTGCCACCGCCAAATGACCGTGCCAGGGTATCGATCACGATCATGCGCAGTTGAACGCCGATCAACTGCACCAGCTCATCGATTGCCACAATCAGGTTAGTGAAGTCATCCGCGCTGGATCTGAGGTTGATCATGGAGCGCACAACATAGAGCTGGGCCGAGTCAGGGGTCTTGTGGTGCTGCTTGATCGCGGCGATCCTGGCACCTATTCCCCCGTACCCTTCCCCCGCTATGTATAAAACAGGCCCGCTGCCGTTGATCTCTTTGCCCATCCAAGGTCTGCCACTGGCTATGCACTCAGCAATGGACATTGCATGGAATGACTTGAATGAGGCTGGCGGCCCAAAGAGGGCAACCAAAGACTGATCGGGGATCACGTCTTGTATTAACCACTTAATGGGTTCATCCTTGACTGACTGCCAGCTTTCGATCTTGAAGGGCTTGTACGTCTTGTCAGTTTCTTGGTGAACATTGCCAGGGGCGGTTGCGTTTGTTGCGTTTGGTGTTGCAGGTGCAACCACTTCTGATGGCGCAAGCAATCCTTCCGGCATCGTTACATCATCCGCTGACGTGATGGGTTGGGCTTGCTTGGCGAGTTCCGCGAGCTGCTGCCGGGTTCCACCGTAAACATGGACCCACTCCCATGCATCATCTGTTGGATATATGACTGGCAGGTCCAAGATCCTGAGTGACTTCACCACAGGGATCAGTGCCGCGGCCACCTTGGCTGCATACGTCCAACCCGCCAGGTCGTTGTCGGGGACCATGATGACCACTGCCCCGGCAAAGTACTGCGTTATCTCTTCGGGCCATGACCCTGAACCTGCATGAGCGCTTGTGGCGATGACTCCAATCGATACCAGGGCATCGGCTGCCTTCTCGCCCTCAGTCAGGAATATGGTGCGGCCTGCAGTTTTTGCTGACAACAACTCGGGGAACCTGTACGGCACCAGGCGCGTGTCTTTGAACCCTGGAAACCTGGCGTGGGTTCCATCTGGCTGCTTGACGCAACGCATCTGCCTGTAGTCTTTGCCCTTGGCACTTTGAGTCTTGAATCTTTGCTTGACGAACAGGGGTTCACCGTCCTCGTCCACATAGATCCATTCGTGCTCCAAGACTTGCGGCGTGAGGGCTGGCAGTGGCTTGATCGATGCCAATGGATCGCGTTTCTCAATGTCTGGCAGCAGACCATAGTCCCTGATGGCGTGGAACAGCTCATGCTGATCGCACCCAGAGTGGCACTTGAACAGCGGTTTGCCGTCCTCGCCATCACTGATCGACAAGCTCGGGTTCTTGTCCCCGTGCCCTTGTCCATGCGTTGGCAGTGGGCAACTTGCCAGCCATCCTTTGCCCACTCTCTTTGCGTTGCCAAGCGCCTTTGCTATCTGTTCGGCTTGCATTGCATCTGCTCCACTTCTTGTATTCTTTTGCCGATCCATGCCATCACGGGCACTGCCATTGAGTTACCCAGTGCCTTGTACCTGGGGCCGTCTGGTGTGGCTTTGCCTTTGGGTTGGATGTCTGTGTAGTTGTCGGGGAATCCTTGCAGGCGCTCGCACTCAACTGGGGTGAGGCGTCGCACGGCCATGCCGTGATGGACTGCTGGCTTGTTGTTGCCGCCTGATCCAGCTTCCAGGGTCGGGGCCATCTCGTTCTCGTAGCCAATGCTGTGCGCTTGCGCTGACTGCCCAGGCTTGAATGCGCCGACAATTGCCGGGGGATGAGCTCCAGCCGCCAGTGGATGACAAGGATCTCCAGACTCTGGCTTGCTGTAGTTGGCTTTACTTGTGATCTGTGTTGTGTCAAATGGTATGGGTTGCATGACCATTTGATGCTCAGGTATGCGACCCGCCCTCAATGTTCCTGCATTGTCGTAATGCGAGACTCCAAACTCACTGTCTTGGAATATCCCAATGGGTTGCATCACGGTCGGCCTAGTACCTGTCCCATCTGATCTGTTGGTCATGGGCACTGCCACCGCCATCGGGTTCTTGGCTTGCAGGGTCTGCGTCATGTCCACATTTGTCTGAGGTTCTGACATTTGGCCGCTGAATGAGATGGGTTGGGCCACACATTGATTGTGTTTAGATTCTGATTTTGTCAGAGTCAGCGCCTGATCCTGATTAAACTTTGGCGTTTGCTCTGTGGTGAATGCAATGGGTTGCGAGACAAAGGTGTCAACGCTCACATCCATACGGCCACTGGCGGTGTCGCAAGCGTTCAAACATCTGGCGAGTTCACCACCCTCTCCAATGCCGTGCGTGGCAATGGGTTGCGCAGCCAAATATGCACCTCTCTGGCTGAAAATTTCTTGGTTGCTGAATCCAACGCCGCCACTGCCCTTTGCAGACTGGTTTAGGGTTGGGTGAGGGTAGTCTCCATCCCAATGGCTACTGATTGCAGCGCTTGCTCGAGCGCCTTGGGCAACTTCTTTCCTCTTTTCTCTGCTCGGCGCAGAATCCCCTGACAGGCTGTGGCGCTCAAAAAGAACCGCTGCGGCAGCTCTCCAGTCTCCAAGGTATCCGACAACAAACACACGGCGGCGTCGCTGGGCCACTCCAAAGAATTGAGCGTCAAGAATTCGGTATGCGGCCCCATACCCGAGTTCCCCCAACGCCCCGAGGAAGGTTCCAAAATCTTTTCCTCCGTTAGATGACAAGACGCCGGGGACGTTTTCCCAAACCAACCATCGGGGGCGATGTTGGTCAGCAATGGCAAGGAATGTGAGCATGAGGTTGCCACGTGGGTCATCCAATCCTTTTCTAAGTCCTGCAACGCTGAATGATTGGCAGGGGGTTCCTCCAACAAGAAGGTCAATTGGTCCAAGGTTCCACTCCTTAAATTTGGTCATGTCGCCCACATTGGGCACATCTGGGTAATGGTGCGCGAGCACCTGTGATGGGAATTTTTCGATCTCTGAGTAGGCCGCTGCCGTCCATCCAAGTGGATGCCAAGCAACTGTCGCGGCCTCAATGCCAGAGCAAACAGATAAATATCTCACTTCTTCTTCTCCAATTTTTTAATTCTTTGCTCCAATTCGTACACCCGCCGGGCCAACATGAGCACCAGCAGTTGCCAGAATTCTTCTTTTGATTCCATAGGGGAAAAAAAAGCCGGGGACAAAGCCCCGGCCCTTAATTCGTTACGTCTTAAAACAGATCCTCGTCAGAGTGAACGGGGATGGGTGCAGCGTGTTGCTTGGCCGCGGGAGCTGCTGGTGCCGGTACTGGCGCAGGGAAAGGATCAAACTCGTCAATGGGCGGTGTCTGCGCGTCCATGCCTGCTGGCCTGGCGATCCAACCCGTTAAGTTAAATGTCGGGATGCGGGTTGTGCCCTTGCCGATCTTCTCCATTCGGCTGCCGGTGTATTCGATCACCGGGAGCTTGTCAGGGTTTGCAGCACGCTGCTCAGAGCACTGCTTGTACAAAGCCTCGAGTCCCATGTTGGGGCCAACGCCATTGCTGGACCACTCGACAGTGCCCAGTGCCTTTGAATAAAACACCAAGGAGAACCCGCGCTTGTGGTTTGCAGTGGGCTGCGGACCTTTCTTGCCCAGGGCAGCATCAGGTTGCCAGTCACGTACACCTACGCCCAGCTCAAGCCAGCCAGTTGTGACGTTGTCAATGTCAAAGACAACCTTGCCAAGTTGGATCTCTCCATCTTGATTGGTCCAGGCATTGGCCTGGGGAGAGAATCGAATGTAGGAGCCTGAGCCACCACCAGAGGATAGATTTAGCATTTTGCGTTTTCGCTTTCAAGGTTGTGTGTCATTGACACGGTTGGGGGAATGGGATTATTGGGCAAACTCTACGGCACGGCCTAGAGTCAAACCCGATGATTCTTTTGTGGTGAGGTCATCGACCATGGATTTCTTGTCCTTGCCCAGGAGCTTCTCGGCCACCGCAGGCGTCACCATCTCAGTTAAGACCAGTTTGGACTTGTCGATGCCAGCGTCAGTGAGCGCTTGCAAGGCGGCATCCTCATTGGTCCATTTGCGTGTTGCACGCTTTGGGACCATCTGCCAGCCATGAATTGATTCACCATTCCTGATTCGTTGCACAGCATGATCTCGCACAGCGTCAATGAATTTCTCGACCACTGGCGCACGCTCCAAGAGGTCAGCAATCTGCTCAACTGAGAGCGAAACCATGACGGCCTGGATCTGTTCCTTGTCCAAAGTTCTGAGGTCTGGCTTGGCCGCGAGCACTTCAAACCCTTTGCGTTGGGCAGGGCACACGATCTTGGCCGGGCAGTACTGGCAGGCAGAGTCACTGGGTGTGGGCTGCGAGGCAGCGTCAGTGCTGGCCTGGATGGCCGGGCGCAGCGTGTTCTGATACCAGTCAAAGAGTTCTGAGTACGTCATCGAGTGGCTGCGCACGTCACCATGGTGGGGCTGGACAATGCGCAGCTCAATCTGCCCAGGCGGTGGGATACCGTTCTTTGCGGCTGACCTGATGGCGCCCAGAGCGTAGATCTTGAGCTGAGGCGAGTCAGCATCCACCCAGCCCTTGCCAGTCTTCAGGTCAGACACAATCAACTTGCCAGACCCCAGGCCGACAACGTCAGCAGTCCCACCCAACTTGACCTCGTCAGTGTCCACAATGGTGACGTACTGCTCCACTCTGACGTGCCCAAGCTCATCATGGACCCGCTTGATCTCATCGAGGTGGAGCTGCGCATACTCGGCATTTGTCTGCGTCATGGTGATGCCTTCCACTTCCTTGCCGACATAGTCCTTGGGGTCAGTCTTGGCCTTGAAGCACAACTCAGCCAGGGCATGGATGGCGGTCCCGATCTGCGCGGCCTCGCCAGAGGGTTGCTCAGGAATGCCGACAGACAACTTAACGCTGGCTGGGCAGGAGATCCAGCGGGACG